CAGGAGGAAAATCGAGCAGAGCAAAGTGAAGCAATTGCCCGAACCGGAAAGGAAACGGGTTCCAATGCCTCCAGAGATGAAGGAGTTATTGGCGAAGTTGACAGACAAGTGGTCAGTGAAACAGACCAGATCAGGGTAACAAAACTGGATATTGGCAATGGTTATTTAATTAACCAGGAATATCTTCAATACGAACCTTTAACCAACAGAAAAGTCATAACACACGTTACCAGTGTGTTTATGCCTAAATAACAATGTGCTGTGAGATCATGGACCCCTCTCCTCAAGGGCTATGCATTCCCTTTAAACAATCGGGTCTAACCGAAACGTCTTTGACAATAGTTAATCGATGTTGTCAATCCCTAGCTAGGAGCGATTCAGCCGACAAAGGTGTCTTACAGCACAACATTCACCAAGGACTTATATGAAACAAAAGAAAAAAGGAGTTCTGATGCAAATTTCTGCAAAAGAACTATCAGATTTGATTCCTAATTCAAACAACCGTGTTGACGGAGTTATCAAACAGGTCACTCAAAGACGTGTCCGACAGATCAAAGAAAACATGGTCCAGTTTGGATACAAACGTGGCTTACCCGTCATCATCAATGACGATCTTGTCATTTGTGACGGACATCATCGAGTTCAAGCAGCAATAGAGCTTGATATACCAGCATGGGTTCTGATTGATCCTGATGCAAAAGTAGAAGATTACGCTCAGATCAGTGCATCTGCGAATCGTTGGAATCTTAATGATTTTGTAAAGGCTGCAGTCAATAACGGCAGTAAAACAGCAAAATTCATCGAGTTTTTTATGGAAAAGTACGGATTTTCCGCATCGGTTGTTCTCAAGGTTGAATGGGGCCGACGCGAGTCTGTGAATCAATACATTAAAATGATTCAGTCCGATACTTTGACTTTTGACAACATCGAAAGATCCAAACAACGATTTCAGCATTTACGGGACTGCATGGATCTTTGTCCCTGGACTGAACAGAAGTTGATCCTGGCATTTGCTTCATTGATGCAACATGACCAATACAAGCCTGAAACCATGATCAATAAGTTAAAGATCAAAGGTGGAGAAATCTTAGGTTGTAATCAGGAAAGAACCTATATGGAACAACTTCAAAGGATCTACAACCATGGGTCTAAATCCAGAAAAATTTATTTCCTCTAATGAAACAAGTCTGGATTCCGGTAGACCCGATAGGGAAACCCAGGATGACGCAACGGGACCGCTGGAAACAGCGTCCTGTTGTCCTGAAATACCACTCTTTCTGCGACATTTTAAGGCTTTATTCGGCTCCTTTTCAGAAAACAGAGTCGTTGACGATGATTTTCGAAGTTCCGATGCCGAAAACCTGGAGCAAAAAGAAAAAGATTCAGATGGAAGGCAAGCCACACCAGTCAAAACCTGACATTGACAATCTTGTTAAAGCGGTACTGGATGCATTCTTTGAAGAAGATAAACAGATTTATCGAATCAAGGCTGCAAAATTCTGGAAGGTCAAGGGTTCCATTCTAATCAAGGAGGACTATGCCTGGAACGAGGAATAACTACTTCAAACGTGCTTTCCGTCACAACATGTTTATTTCGGCCTGTGGTGAATGGAAAGTCATCAGGGGTACTAATCGTTCAACAACTAATGGTTTTGCTGCAAAGCACCACAAATGGGATCTCTACAGCATTTGTGCTGATGGATCTTATAACTATGTGGAAAGCTTTCCCAGTATGGACCACATCAAACAATTCATAAATATAGATAAGGAAATATACGCATGATCAATCAATTCATTGCACAAGGTAACATCGGTAGAAAAATTGACCACGAAGTCAATGCAGAGGGTAAAACTACTGTAAAATTTAGCCTCTGTATCCAACAGCATGGCAAATACAAAAACAATCCTATCTGGATTCAATGCTATGCCGATCACCGCAATGGTGAATTCATCTACAACAACTGTAAGGCAGGAGAAGACATTACTATCAATGGTTCCATTATGTACACCAAAACCCAGAAAGGTACTTACAACTGGGTCTACGTCAAAGATGTCTCTGTTCACTGGAAAGGTCAGAAACCACTCCAGGAAGAAGACATTCAGGAACCAACCGCAGAATCCGTCTTCTAACCATGCAGTATTATTCAGCTAGAGAGAAATCCAGTTCCAACAGTGGGTGGATGCCAGCAGATGAACGAAATTTCATCCGTTCTCTAGCTGATCCTAAACAACTCAAGGGCTATCTCAAAGGATTACCTCTCCGTAAAAGATGGCCCAGACACTTCACTGTAGAACACACTCAAGAATTTGAGGATCTTGCCAAATCAAGACTCCTTCAAATGGGAGAACTTTATTAATGTCAGAACCTAGAAATACAGGCGACCAATTTGTCGTCTTAGTCAGAATGATGAGGGAATCTCAAAAGTTTTCTAAAAGTGCATCTTATGGAAAACGCAAACAACATTTAAGACGAGCCAAAGAACTTGAACAGCAAGTTGATAACTGGCTGGAAGGATTTTAATGGGAGCAGGTTTTAAAACTGGTTTTAAATACAGAAAAAGAAAATGGAACCAGCGTTACAACAAACCTCGTTTCCGAATTCCTTTTGATCCTGAAAAAAGAGAGATCCAGAAAGAAGGGCGTAACTTCCAAAAAGCAGGATTTACTTCATTCTTGGAATACGTCCGGTTTCTTAAAAAACAGGATAAAAAGGAGTTGGAACTTGCTGTTTCCAAAGGCAAACACCCCGTAACTATCGATAAAGATGACAACATATAGCTATTGCAACAGAAGTGGTCATAAAGCAAAAACTTATAGCCACAAAGAAAGAATTAGACGTGATCGAGGAGAGGAATGGAAATTAGTACATGAGGAAATTACTTATCCTCCTCACATTGAAGAAGCCATGGAGCTTATTAAAAAATTACAAAAAGAAAAAAATGAAGGATAAATTCAAATCATATACTAAAAAATGGAAAGACATGATCATGGGGAAAGCTGGTAAAGGTCACATGGTCGCTAACAACAATGATGAACCTATTAAATCTAAAAAAGGAAGGAAATGGCAAAAGGAAGGTTTTAAATCCTATCAGGATTATCTTATTTCTCTTCGTGAGTAGCGGGTTCCAGATCACCAGTCTGTTCACTGCGGGGAAGGACAAGGGAAACCGCAGTTAAACCCGCTTTCAGTTCTGGGTCGTCGTAGCGCATCACGGCCCAGTTACCCTCAAAATAATAATCAATGCCTAAATTTAAACCTAATTTGGGAGAAGAGGTTCCTGGTACTTGGTTAACTCCCATTAGATATTCACATACTGTTTATGAACAAGGTGCGCATTACGAATATCGTTGTCGTTGTGGTAACACCAAAGTCATCCGAAAAGGTAACGTCAAAAGCACTAATTGCCGTTCCTGTGGATGTATGCAGAAATTAAATCAACAATCTTTTGTCAAGAAGTGGTCTAAACACCAGAAAGGAAAACCTCCCTGGAACAAAGGTCTAAAAGGTATGAAAAGCAATGCTAAAGGCCATCCCAATCTCTCCTGGAAGAAAGGTAAAATTATGTTGAAATATCCTAATGGTAGAATTGAATGGATTAAGGTTTCTGATGAGAAAATCGGAAGTCATCATCAGTTCAAAGAATGATTATTCTCGTTCCTGCCAGAGTCCTTTGTAATACTTTGCTTTCCCCTTCACCTTTACCATCCTTAACACCTCCTTTCTATTTCCTCCCACACTACTGTAAGAAACGTGTACCCATCCTGAATTAGGTCCCTCTGCTTCTCCCGTAATTTTAGATACTTTCTGAGGATTATAGTTTTCCAAAATCAACTGATCGAATTCCAGATTATCCCGAATCCATTCTGCCAGTTCCATATTGGAAACCGACTCACTTATAATTTCGATATCTGCTGCAGCTGAAGTTCCAGAACAGCAATGCTGAGACTTTTGACTGCCTCCAATCAAAGTATTCAACGGCTCTGACCGAAAACAACTGTTAATTTTAGTGGGACCGAATTGATCTCTGACGGGTTGAAGAACCTTTAGGGTCAGGGCTGTTATTCTAGCAACTGCGTTGTTATCTAAATGTTCTTCCTGGTCAATCCCAGCATGAATTGCGCTGGGACTGTAAACCAGTTCGTGTAATGAAAAGTTTTTGGAAATCCGCATCGCAAGGAAATCATCCCTTGATAAGATCCAAGACGGATTTATGACCATGAGAGTTGTCACCATCCACAGCACTATCAAGTGCTTCTCGTACTTCTTTTGGAAGTTTATCAAGATGTGGTTCTAGGTGTTCTGCTGCGAGAGACTGAGCTTTATCGGCTACTATGTCTTTGAGCATGTTAGCCACAAATGGCAAAACCAAGTTAAGCATGTCTTCCTTTTTAGGGTTGAGGTTAAAAAAATCATATAGCCATTTAATTAGTTTCAACTTGTTCCTTATCTGGATGTGGTGCAATTGGATTCTTTTCTTCTTCTTGATGGAGGTCTCCACCAGACTCGAAATGGTACTTAGCAATTCCCGAAATGATAGGAATGAAGGCCCCGATGAGGATATTCAAGAGGTCTTTTGAGGAGGTTGGAAGCTCATCAGAACTACCCAACATCACATGAACAATGTAAGCAAAAATAGCGAGAGCGCATAAAGCAATAGCAAATCTAGCTATGAATCGACTTACCTGAATTCTTTCGTTTACTGTTAATGATGCTTTAACAGGTTTAGGAGGATCAGGTTTTGTTACAGTTGTTACTGTGGTTTCTTTAGCCATTATCTTTTAGAGGATATTAAAGCTTCTGCCATTCCTTTGATTTCCATGGAAAGACGTTCATTGGTTTTCGCAACATCTTTAAAGGCACTACTTAATCCATTAACTGCTTCAGAAGTAATGGAATTTTGTTTGTTTTGCTCCTTGATCACATCAATCAATCGTTCATCCCCTCTAGTATCTTTTTCTTCCCAGCGAATTATTTCTTCTTTGTGAGATTGCTGAGTTTTGAATATGTACCAGCACATAATTCCAATAATTACCGCAGGAAGACCAATGCGTTCTACAAGCATCAAAACGGATTCCACTTCCATAATGCTTTGCGGTGCTGGAGGGTGATGTCCACTCATGGCTTCGGAAATTTATCTTTCACGGCTTTTATCCGCTTTTTCCAACCATCCATATCGTGATATATCTGGTCTAACTGTTCAGGAATTGGGTCATACGCTTCAACCCTTGACCTTGCGTAAGCTTGTGCATCATAAGCATTTTGTTGTTTTTTTAGTTCATCCTCTAAAAATTTCTTCGTGGGCTTGTCTTTTGATTCATCATGAATAA